TCCCTTTATTTTAGGAGGTGCTTTAACTCCAGCAATTGCACTAAATATGGCAGGTCCGCCCTCAACTACTTCGCCTGCTTGTTGTCTATAAAATGGTATGTAGAAAGAATCTTGCATCCAAGCCTTACCCATTTCTGGTGTTATGACTTGTGTGTCTATCATGTATTGCACTAAACCACTGTTAAACTTTCTGTAGTCATCTGCTATCTGTTTAAACTCTGGATAAGCTATCTCAAGTTTATTAGCAGCCTCTATATCTCCAGCTCCAATAAGTTTTTCTACATAAGTATCTTTTTTCTTTAAAAACTGAGTTCTTTTCCCAGCCATATATGTTTGAAAGGCTCTGTAGATAAAACCAGTTCCATCGTCTTTTTCTGCCAATGGAAGAAATATCTCCATTATTCCTTTATTTACCTTATTGCCCTTGTCATCAAACTCCTTGATGAATGTAATTCCATCCTCCAGAACAGGTATGCCATGTTTAAACGACTCTGAAGTTACCGCTGCGTCAAAATCAGAAAATAAAGCACGAGAAATAGCACTGTTTTCTGCTCGTAAAACGTCATTGCCTTGAGGTAAAACTTTAGATGCAATCAGCATAAGTCGTTCTATTGCTTCATACTGATTAAGATATTTTTGTCTGATTCTAGCGGCTATGGTGTCTATTGGCTCTGATCCAGATACCATTGCCACTTGTTCAGCCACTTCTTTATCACTTTCAGAAACTGTGACTTTATTTATAGAATCAATGACATCTTGTCCAAGATTAGGATTGTCTTTCACCTCTGCCTCAAAAGAGTATCTAACACCTTGATCTTCTTTTCGCTCTTTCTTTATTTCTTTAGTTTTTTCTTTGAAATTATCTAAGGACTCTTTTATTTCAGTATCTAGCTCTTGTCTAAATTGAAATCTTGGTCTTGCGAATTTTTCTTTCTCCGCAGGTCTTTTTACTGTTTTTGCTTTTTGTTTAACTGCTTGTCTGGCTTTGTTGGTAAACTGCGAGAAAAGATTATCAAGTCGTTTTCTAATATCGGGTCTTTCTGGGAGATTTCCTTGAAGCCCTTCGATAATAGTATCTCTATCGCTTTCTGTCGTTTGGTCATAATCATTTAGTCCTTTATCCACGTTATAAGTTGATGTGTATGTAAAATATCTTTTATCTCCAAAAATAAGATCTTTTACAGGCTCAAGAAATAAATTAATTTCATCTGCAAGTTGTTTTACATCCTCTACATTTTTTGCTTCTCTTGAAAAATCTACTATGACTATTTGATTAGGTCTAGTGATAGTAAACCCTGCACTACCTGCACCCATTGCATTAATAAGATTTTCTGCCAATATGTTTGCAGTTAAACCTTTAACCTCACCTATGTTTTCTTTAAAATCAATTACGAATGCAGGAGCAAATCCTTTCTTATCTGGTCTTATAAATGGCACTGAATCCTGTTTAAACACATATGCCATCGCCCTGGAGTATTTTCTTGCATCTTTTTCTGCTTGGCTTTTATCACGATCATTTTTTACTCTAATTAAAAAATTAGGATTTACTGCTCCTTCAAATAAACCTGATCCAATATCTATT